CCTTCCCGCGCGGAACGGTGCCCCGCTGGGCGGCCGTAACGAAACTCTGCAGGAAGCGAAGCGGATCGCGACCAGGTTCGCCGAATCCGCGCGGGGTTGCGGCGGTCCGCTTTGTTCGGTGCTGGTCCATCGCGGCCTGACCGGACGGCCGCCGATCTACTGCTCGACGCGCTGCCGCGTCCGCGCGTGGCGCGCCAGGCGGCGTGTCGGATGACGCAGGGCGCCCCCAAGACCAGGGGCGCCGGCATCGCAAGCGCGGCGCGCCCTCGCCGGAGACCGTTACCCTCCTCGATCGCTACCAGGCGGCGATGCGCGACGAGCTCAGCACGCTGCTCGGCGATCTCGCCGGCAAGCCGTCCGCGCCGGGCCTGCTCGACGTCGCGACCGACACGCCGGCGATCGAGCGCCCCGCGCTGAAGGACCGCGCGGCGATGTGGGATCTGGCGATCAAGCTCGGCCGAGAGCTCGGCACGTCGATCGACACTCGGCCGCCGAACGCGGCCGCCGTCGAGGCGGCGGAGGCACCAGCACGCCGGCGCGGCCGGGTCGATTACGGACCGTGACCAGGCGCCTGCCGGCGCCACGCTGGCAGACTCCCCTACCCTCGAGCGTCGCCGGTTCGTGGGGCCCCGATGTCGAGGCATACGCGCGGCGCGAGCTCGGGATCGTGCTCGACCGCTGGCAGCGCCGCGCACTCAACCGCGCGCTGGCCTACGACGAGCGCCGGCGCCTGGTGCACCGCCAGTACCTGGTCAGCGCCGGCCGACAGAACGGCAAGACGGTCGTGTTCCGCTCGCTCATCGGCTGGGCGCTGACGGCGCGCGACATGCCCGATTGGCGGCTGATCCTGGGGCTCGCGCACGACCGCACCCAGGCGCGCGTCCCGTACACCGGCGTCCTGGCCGACCTGGCACCGCTGAAGGCGCGTGGCCGGCCGCTGGCGCTGACGCGCTATCTCGGGATCCGCAGCGACATGTATGGCCGGCATCGCGAGTACCACACCGGCAGCCGTGAGGCGGCCAACGCGATTCGCTCGTTCAGCGTCGACCTGGGCGGCTTCGACGAGGTCCGCACGCAGCGCGGCTATGACGTGTGGGCGGCGCTCGAGCCGACGACCCGGGCCCGCCCCGATCCGCTGATCTTCATGATCTCGACCGCCGGCGACGAGCGCTCGATCCTGCTCCGCGACATGTGGGAGCGCGGCCTGCGCATCATCGACGGCGCCGAGCCGGCTGAGGGATTCGGGATGACCTGGTATGCGGCGCCCGACGAGCTCGAGCTCGCCGATCCGCGTGCGGTCCTGGCGGCCAACCCGGCTGTTGCCGAGGGCCGCGTGCCGATCGGCCCGGTCGCGGCGTCGATCCGCTCACTGACGCCGACGGCATACCGACAGGAGACGCTCAACCTGTGGACGGAGGGCGGCGACGAGTGGCTGCCACCGGGCACCTGGCAGGCGACCGAAGGGCCGCAGCCGGCGGGCGGCCTGCGCATCGTGCTCGGCGTCGAGACCGTGCCCACCTGGCGCCGCTGCAGCGTCACCGTTGCGATTGTGACCGACGCGGGCGCCTGGGTCGGCGTGGCCGGCGAGCTCGACAGCTCGCGCACGTCGCGCAGCTCGATCGCGCCGGCTGAGCTTGTGGCCATGCTCGAAACGCTCGCGGCCATCTGGCAGCCATCCGCCGTGGCATTCAGCGCAGCGGCCGCCGCGGCGCCGCACGTCCAGGCCTGGGCCGATGCCGCCGGGATCCCGGCGCTGCCGATGAACGGTCGCCAGATCCGCGCCGCCTCGGAGCTGTTCCGCTCGGAGCTGATCGGTCGGCGCCTGGCGCACGGGCCCGATCCCCTGCTCGCTCAGCAGGCGCGCGTCGCCCGGCCATCGGCGGCGATCGACGGCGAGTGGTACTTCAGCATCCGCGACAGTCTCGGCGAGGTCGATGCGCTCCGAGCTGCGGCCTGGGCGAGCTGGGCGGCGATCGCCCCGGACGAGCCGACAGTCGTGCCACAGGTCTTCATGTAGAAGGTCGCCAGAGCCCCTACAACGGCTCAGGAGCGGCGCTCGACCTCGCAGTGGCACTAGGTACCACATGGGCCATTTCGAACGCCTGTGGGATTTCCGTTGATTTCATGCAAAAAACCAGCTACCGTTTCGGTCCGTGAACTCACCCCTCGGCAAGTACGCGGCGGCCGTCGCGGCTTTGACGTCCTGCGCGATTGTCGCGGCCTGGATCACGGCCGAATTCCTGAACATCCTCGGCGTCGCCCAGACGCAGGCGGCCGGCCTGAAGGAAGTCGCGCTCATCGCGGTCGGCGCGATCTTCGGCAGCGCGGTCGCGATCAATGGCGTGAAAGCGCCGCTCGAGTCGGCGCACAGCCGGATCGACAAGCTCGAGGTGGGCACCGGGATCCAGACGCACGGCGCCTACCCCAACCCGGAGGGCTCAGCCGATGGCACGACGTAGCAGCTCGAGCTCCGAGGCGCCGGCGACCGACGAGGTCACCGCGCCCGCGGCCCAGGCGACACCGCTGACGCACGACGAGAAGGTCGCCCGGTTCGACACCAAGATCGGCGTGCTCCGGGCCGTGCGCTACGACCCAATCGGCAAGCCGGCGAAGCAGCTCGACGCAGCAGCGAAGGCCGAGCGCGTCAACGCGCGGCTGGCCGAGATGGCGGCGCGTGGGTAAGAAGGCGCGCCGGCGGGCGGCGGAGCTCGCCGAGCACGCACAGCCGGAGCTCGCCGAGCGGCACGGCTTCGACGCCGGCGGTCTCCTCGGCCATGACACGACGTATGCGGTCAACGTGACCGAGCGCGTGTCGCTCGCCGTCCCCGCGTTCTATTCCTGCCTGCGCCTCATCTGTGACCTGGTCGCCGACGGCGAGGTCCGTGAGATGCGTGGGACCGAGGTGCTGGTGCAGTCGCGCCTGGCGCTGCGCCCGATGGCCACGTTGACGCGCCGCCAGTGGATCTGGCTATGCGTCGCCAACATGGGCATCTACAACGGCGTTTGGCTGCGCGATCGGTTCGGGCGGGACAGCTCGGGCGTCCCGATGACGGTCGAGCCGGTCGCGCCGCCGCGCGTGTCCCGGGATCCATCGGGCCTGCGCATCGATGGGCAGCTCGTCGACGAGTCGACCATGACCTACGTCCCACGCACGATGTTCCCAACCGTGCCGAGCTCGGAGCACTGGCTGGTGCGCCTGGCACGCGACACGATCGCCGCGGCCTGGGCCGCCGAGTCGTACCGGGCCGACTTCTGGCAGGCCGGCGGCGCACCGGCGATCTATATCAAGGTCGACCAGCCGCTGACCAACGACCAGGCGGCCGAGATTAGCGACGGCTACGCCGAGCGGCGCTCGACGGCGCCAGGCAAGCCGGCCGTGCTGGGCAAGGGTGGTGAGTTCAAGACGCTCGGTGCCGACGTCGCGGCTTCGGGCGCGGCCGATGCGACCGAGAAGCTCGGCACCGCGATCGCGCAATTCCTGGGCGTGCCGGCCTGGCTGGCGATGGTCGCCTCGCCGGCGGGCTCGCTGGTCTACCAGAACGCATCCGCGGCGGGCCTGGACCTGGTCAGGTACAACCTGCGGCCAGGCTACGCCGGCCCGCTCGGCGACGCGTGGTCGGACTTCCTGCCGGGCGGCTACCTGACCGGCCGGCGGATCGAGATCGGCCTCGAGCACCTGACCCGCGGGACCGTGCTCGAGCAGGCTCAGGCGTACGCGATCGCGACCGGCAATCGGGCATGGATGCTCCCGCACGAGGTTCGCGAGGAGCTCCGCCTGCCGATGGACATGACCCTCGACGAACAGGGCGCTCCGGCGCCGGAATTGGAGCGGATCCCGAATGGCTGAGCAGTACGCCGAGCGCGACGGTCAGCTCGCGCTGCGCACGTTCGATGGCGGCAGCGTCGCGATCCGCGAGGACGCGGCCGGCGACGGGCGCACGATCTCGGGCTACGCCTATCGCTGGGGCGAGCGCTCGCGCGGTGGGACACCCGAGACGGGAGCGCTGCGTGAGGGCTTCGACCGCGGCGCGTTCGCCGCCGCCATCGCCGAGCGCGGCGAGCGCCCCTGGCCGTTCCTCGACACCCACTACAGCCGCGGTGGGCGCACCGTCGGTGCCGTCCGCTTCAGCGAGGACGACATCGGCCTGCGCTACGAGGGGCGGCTCCTCAGCACCGATTCCGCGCGCGAGTACGCCGAGGGCGTCAGCGCGGGCAGTGATGCGGTCTCGCTCGAGGCCGTTCTCGACCTGGCCACGTCGCGACGCGAGCGCGACGCGATCGTTCATCGCCGCGTCCCGCGCATCGGCGCGCTGGCGGGCGTGCCGTACGGCGCCTACCTGGGCGCAACCGTCGCAATTCGGGAGGATCGAACCGTGGACCATTGTCAGCACTGCGGCGCCGAGATCGCGCCGGGCGCCATCCATTCCTGCCCGCAGTCGCTCGCCGCGAGCGGTGGCGCGATCGCGCAGCGGGTCGACGCCGGCGGCGTGCAGGCGGGCGTCTTCGCGGGACCCGTCGCGCATCCCTGGAGCGAGGCCGAGATCGCCGAGATCGCGCGACGCACGGCCGAGGAAACCGGCCGCGCGTTCATGGAGCGCATCGCCAACGCGCAGGGCACGAGCGCGCCCGACCAATACGCGGCCTATCGCGGGCTGGGCGAGCTGATCCTCGCCGCGCGTGACGGCAACATCCCCAACGGCTACGTCCGCGAGCTCGCCGAGCGCGCGCTGGCCGACGTGGTCACCACGGCCGGCGCCAACGCCGCGCTGCTGACCGGCAACCTGACCGTCCGCGAGGTCGCCGGCATCGTGTCGCGCGGCCGCCCGGCAATCACCGCGTTCGGGGGCCCGCGCGGGCTTGGTGACACAGCCGGCCTGTCGGCCACCTGGCCGTACTACGACGGCACGCTGACCAACCACGTCGGCGCGCAGTCGGCCCAGAAGGCCGAGATCACGTCGGCCGCAGTCGACATCAAGCTCGGCACGGAGGCGCTGGTGACGTACGCGGGCGGCGCCGACATCGCCTACCAGCTGATCCGGCGCGGGGATCCGTCGATTCTCGACATCTTCGGGCGGATCATCCTGACCGCCTGGGGCGTGGTCACCGACGCCGCGTTCGTGACTGAGCTCGAGACGGGCTCGGTCACCAAGGACATGGCCGAGGCGCTCACGTCGGTCGACTTCGCCGAGCTCACCGCGGCGGCCATCGACATGAGCATCACGGTCGAGACCGCGACCGGCCAGCCGGCCGAGTTCATGCTGGCGAGCTCGACCGCGTTCGCGCACTTCGCGAAGCTCATCGCGGCCGCCTCGACGCAGGTCGTCGTCAACGGCTCGCTCGACCTGCGCAGCCTGCGCCTGGCGATCGGCAACCTGCCGCTCATCCACGTCCCCTCGATCACCGCCGGGAAAGCCATCGTGTCGAACAGCCTGGCCGCAGCCTGGTTCGAGGACGGCCCGTTCCAGGCGACCGCCGAGGATGTCGCCAAGCTCGGGCGCAACGTGGCCTACTGGTCGCTCGGCGCCGGCGGTCGGTTCATCCCGGCCGGCATCATCGAGTACTACGACGTCACCCCGTAACGGCTGACCCCCAGGGCACCCGATGGCCGCGCCGTACGTCACCGCCGATGAGATCCTCGCGCATGTCGCTGGGAGCTCGACCCCGTCCACGGATCCCGCGGACGAGGCCTGGGCGGAGAAGTGCGCCGCGGCCATCGAGGCGCAGATCGCACGCCGCCTCGCCGACGTCACGATCGACGCCGATCTCGAAGCCGAGCTCAACGTCGCGGCCGAACAGGACGGCGCGGCGCTGTTCTCCAGCCGCAAGGCACCGCACGGCATCCTGAACGTCGGGCCCGACGGCGACGTGGTCCGCCTGGGCAGCTCGGCGATCAGGGCGCTCGAGCCGATCTTCCTGCGCTACGCCGGACCGGGCATCGGATGACACGGGCCGAGGCGCGCGCGGAGCTCTTGGCCGCATTGGTCGCCGGCGGGATCCGCGCGACCGTGGCTGCCGGCGGCGATCCGCCGTACGTGCTCGTCGCCGGCGGGCCGCTCGACCTGGCACGCTCGACGCGCGGCGGCCAGGTGCCGGCCACGTTCCGGGCCCGCTGCATCGCCGGCGCGTGGGACGACGCGGCGTCGGCCGACGCGCTGGACGAGCTCGTCCCGGACGTTCTGGCCGTGTTGCTCGCGGCCGACGGCTGGCGCGTGACGTCGACCGGCGATGACGTGATCCGCGACTACGCCGGATCCATGTATCTGACCGCGGACGTGTCCGCTGAACGCTACATCGACATCTGAGGAGGGCTGACACATGGCCGCGGTGCCGCAACTGCTCAAGATCGCGACGTTCACGCTCGACGGGACCGATTTCACCGACGACCTGGTCGACGCCGCGGTCGTGCCCAAGCCGGGCGACATCCAGTCGGTCACGACGCTCGACGGGACGACCCACCAGGACGCCGCGGCCGAGACGTGGGCGATCAACCTGACGATCGTGATCGATTGGGACACGGTCCGCCCGGGGCTCGCTTACTACCTGTTCAACAACAAGGGCGACGAGGTCCCGTTCCGGTTCCGCAAGGACACCGCGGCGATCAGCACGAGCAACCCCGAGATCCAGGGCAACGTCAAGCTCGTGCCGGTCCAGTACGGCGGCGAGGGCAACACCTATGCGACGGCCGAGGTCGTGCTCCCGATCAACGGGACGCCGACGGTCGACGTCACCCCGTAGCCGATGGCCGGCAGCGGCCGGCCGGGGATCGAGGTCGAAGGCGGGCCGCAGCTCCGGCGGGCATTCAAGAAGCTGGGCGACCGGGCAGGCGACCTGCGCGCGCTGCACGGCGACGTCGCGGAGCTCGTGGCCGAGCGTGCCGAGGACACCGCGCCGCGGTTGACCGGGCGTCTGGCCGACAGCGTCAGCTCGAAGGCGCGCAAGACCGGCGCCTCGGTCGTGGCCGGCGGCCGCGGGATCCCGTACGCGGGGCCGATCCATTTCGGCTGGCGGGCTCGCAACATCGAGCCTCAGCCGTTCCTGTACGACGCGCTCGACGATCGCCGCGCTGCGATCGCTGAGCGTTACGCCGACGGCATCGGCGAGCTCGTCAAGCGCTTCGACGTGGAGGCGCCCGATTGAAACCGAACGGAGGTTCGAATGGACACACCCGCATTGCTGCGCGGGCCGCGGCCAGCCGCGACAGCCGACGAGTACGCCGAGGTCACCTTCAGCCTGCCGACGCTGACGCTCGGCGAGGCCGCGGCTGCCGAGGCGGCGACGGGCCAGTCGATCCAGGCGCTGCTGCGCGCGCCGAGCTCGCGCCGGATCCTGGCCATGTTCGTTCACGAGCTGCGGAGCTCCGCGACGCCGCGCTCCTGGCACGAGCTCTCGAGCCTCCGGCTACTCGACGTCACATCCTCGATCTTGCAATCGCGTTCGGCTGGAGCGTCGGAGACGTCGAGCGACTGACGTTCGGCGACGTGCTGTACCTGGGCCGCGTGATGACCGAGCGCCAGCAGCGAAGGGCATACCGTGCCGCGCGCCGATAGCACAGTCCGGGTCAACATCATCGGCGACGCAAAGTCGCTGGCGAAGGCAGCCGATAAATCCGAGCAGGCGGTCGGCGGGATCGGCAAGCAGGCCAAGATCGCCGGCGGCATCATCGCCGGCGCATTCGCGGTCGACCAGGTCCTGGACTTCGGTCAGACGGCGCTGGACGAGGCCGACCGCGTCGGCGACGCCGCCGGCCGCCTGGAATCGCAATTCGGCGACCTGTCGGTCCAGCTCAAGGACACCGCCGACGAGTTCGCGTTCCTGGGCGCGTCCGACGGCGACATGCTCGAGCTCGAGGCGCGGATCGCGGACATCGGCACGGCGGCCGGCATCAGCAAGGGCGAGCTCGCCGGCATGGCCGACGACGCGTCCTCGACCGCGGCGGCGCTGGCGCTCATCACCGACACCGACGCCGATACGTGGATCGACGCGATCGGCAAGGCCGCCGGCGGCTCCGAGCGGCCGCTGAAGGATCTCGGCATCAACCTGACCGATGCCGAGGTCGCGGCGAGGGCGATGGCCGACACGGGCAAGGACACCGCCGACGCGCTGACCGACGGCGAGCTCGCCGCGGCCAGGCTCGAGCTGATCCTCGAGAAGCTCGCGCCGCGTATCCAGGAGGTCACCGACGGCAACGCCGACCTCGAGCAGAAACAGGCCGAGGTTCAGGCCAAATGGGAGACGCTCACCGGCAAGATCGGCGAGGGGCTCGAGGGCCCGCTGTCGGACCTGCTCTCGTTCATCATCACCGGCATTGAGGGCTGGGAGCTGTTCGCACATTGGATGGGGGAAAACGAGCAGGCGTTCCGCGACATCCTCGGGCCCATCGCCCGCGTGAACGATGCGCTGTCGGCGCTGCTCGGCATCATCGGCGACGTGCTCGAGGGGCTCGGCAAGATCGGCGAGGGGCCCGATTTTTCTCCGCGCAACGGGCGCGGGCCGCAGAGCCGCGCCAGCGGCCAGCTCAGCGGCGCACCGGGCGGCGGCGGGACAACGATCAACGTCCAGGGCGGCTCGCCCGAGGTGATCGAACAGGCGGTGCGGCGCGCGATCAACAGCACCGCACGGCGGGGCTGACGTGCTCGGGTCAGTTCCGTTCGTTACCGTCGCCGGCGTCGATGTCGTCAACGCGCAGAAGGACACCAACCCGTCGTCGACGTTCGTCCAGTGGGGATTTACGCCGACTGCCGGCAACGTGCTGCTGCTGTTCGTGTGGCGGCGCGGCGGCAGCGCGGCAACGGACCCGGCGGCCCCGGCGGGCTGGCAGCTGCTCGAGGCAAACCGGAACGCGTCGTCGGGCCATGACTCGGTGCTCTGCTTCGCGAAGGTCAGCAACGGCACCGAGACTTCAGCGGCATTCACGGCCGACGTCGGCTACCCGCACATCGTGGAGTGCTCCGGCGTCTCGCTGACCGATCTCGAGACCGCGACCGACACCGCGGCGAGCGCCACGACGGCGATTACGACCGGCACCGTCACCCCGGCGGCTGGGCGTCCCGCGCTGATCTTCGGCAGCGACGCGATCAGCAATGACACGTTCACGACGCGGACCCACACGCCGGGTGCGGGCTGGACCGAGCTGCGCGACGCGGATCCCGGGCAGACGTCGGCGCCGTTCCCCGGGCTCTACTACAAGGAGGTTGTCTCGACCACGGGCAGCTACACCCCATCGGCGACCGCGTCGGCCGTTGGCGGTGCGTTCCCCCCGTACTGGCGCGGGATCACGATCGCGCTGCTCGGCGCCGTCGGCGGGCTGACGTGGATCAGCGCACCCGAGACAGTCGACGAAAGTGACGCATCATCCGTCGACGTCGACTCTGCCTCGATCGCAGCCGCGTCGGATGTGCTGTGGCGGGGTGACCTCGAGGCGTCGACCGCCATCGGCGAATTCCTGGCGGTCATCGGCTTCACCAGCACCGGAACCGTCACCGTCGTTTTGCAGGGTGGCGATCAGGCCGACTACAGCGACGCGACCGACGTTGTCACCGTCGACATCGACGCGACCGGCAGCCTCACCGCCGACGAGCTCGCACGGACCTTCGATGCGCAGACGTACCGCTACTGGCAGCTGGTGCTCGACAGCGGCGCCGAGGACGTGCGGGTCTATGAGGTCACGCTCGGCGAGACCGTCGTCATTCCGCCGACCGAACCGGGCAAGGCGATCCTCGAGATCTACGTCCACGACGAGAACGCATCCAAGTGGGGCGAGGCAACCTGGGCGACGGGCCCCGCGACGGGAACAGAGGGAATCTGGTCCGCGGCCGGCTGGCAGGACATCACGCCGCAGGGCGTCAATGCGCACATCCTGTGGGGCTCGCGACGTCCGGAGCTGGGCATCCTCAGCGAGCAGAACGGCGCGACGTGGCAGGTCGAGACGTACGACCCGGACGGCGACCTCGACCCCGGCAACGCCGACAGCCCGTGGTATCCGCAGCTGCTGGCCGGCGTGCCCATCCGGATCAGTCACAACACGCTCGTCATCCGGACCGGCTACGTCGACCGCTGGTCATGGAAACGGAAGCGGCCCGATTACCAGGGCAGCATTCAGGGCAGCGACACGATCGCGCTGATGAACCAGGCGAAGGTGCCGGACGGGACGTTTCTGGCCGACGCGCTCTACGACCGAATCCAGGAGGCGATCGACGCTTCCGGCATTGCCGTGGGCGGGATCCCGCTGGCATCACCGTCGACCGGCGGGCCGGACCTCGCTCCTGAGCCGGAGGGCGACTTCTCGCTGTGGGACGTGGTGAAAACCGCGGCCGAGGAAGTGCTGTACATCCCCTACATCGACAACGCCGCGGGGCTGCAGCTGCGCGCCTGGGGTAGTCCGCTCGATCGAGCTCGCGAGATCGGCGCCGGGTCGCTCGAGGACCTCGAGACCGTCAGCGCCGAGGACGGCCTGTATAGCGTCGCGGTCGTCCAGCCGGCGGACCTCATGGACCCGCCGATTGAACGGGAGGCGGCGCCGCTGCCGCGCTACGGCCGGCGTGTGCTCGAGCGCACCGAAGCGACCTTCGATGCGGAGGCGTGGGCGGACGCGGTGCTGCAGGAGCGCGCGCAGCCTGGGGTCCAGTACAACCCGGGCACCGTATGGTGCTTCACCGCCGAGGACGTCGACTACTACGGCTCGATCGAGATCATGGAACGGGTCACGATCACCATCCCGGGAGCGGTGCAGGTGCAGGCGCGTGTGCTCGGCACGGAAATGTGGGTCGAGCATCGCGCCCAGGCGACGAAGGGCGCCGATTGGAAATTCCTGTTCTACACGGCGACCGACGGCAGCACCGCGATCGGCATCGACACGCTCGTCAGCGACCAGGCGGGCGACACGCTGCTCGATGATGCGAGTGGACTCGACTACCTGGAGGCTGATTAGTGGGAACGATCCTCGCATCTGAAAACGAATTCCCGCAGGTGCTGTTCGTCGAGGGCGCGGCTGCTGCGACACCCGGATCCGGGCTGGTCGTTGCCTATGCCAAGAGCGACGGGCTGCTGTATTTCAAAGACGACGGCGGCACCGAGTACCCGATCTCGCAGGCGGCGGATCTCGCGGCGCACCTGGCCGACACGACCGACGCGCACGACGCTTCCGCGATCAGCGTGCTCGACACGGGCGGATCGTTCACCGGGACCGACGTGGAAGCGGTGCTCGCCGAGCTTTACGCCGCGATCGGCGCCGGCGGCATCCCGACGACGACGGTCGACGCGAAGGGCGACCTGATCGCGGGCACCGCGGATAACACGGTGGCACGCCTGGCGGTCGGCACGAACGGACACCGGCTGATCGCGGACTCGGCGCAGAGCACGGGTCTCGCGTGGGAATCTGTCGACCATACCCACGATCAGGCCGGCAGTGGCGGATCCGGCGGCGGCGTGACCCTGGCGCCTGATTCGCTGACGGTGCGCCAGATCCTCGTCCTGGCCGGCGTCCTGACGTCGACGATCAACAGCGATCAGAACAACTTTAACCCGACCGACTTCCACATCAACCAGACGGTCTATTTCACGAGTCTGACCGCCAACCGGACCATCACCGGCATGGACGCGGGCACGACCGGCGAGATCAAGATCCTGCAGAACAACACGTCATTTTCGCTGCTCCTGTCACATGAGAGTGGCAGCAGCAGCGCGGCGAACCGCTTCCGCTGCCCGAACATCGCGACGCACACGATCCGCCAGGCCGGCTCGGCCATCTGCGTCTACATCGGCGGTCGCTGGGCCGTCATGGCAGCGTGAGGGAGTGACCCATGCCTGATCCGACCCGTCCAGTCGCCGGCGCCCCGATCGACACCGACTGGGGGCAGCAGGTACACGACCGCGTGTTTCAGCCGAAGGGCGTCCGAGGTCACGGTGCCGCTGACAACAACGTCGGCAGCGCGTACGAGCGGCTTCCTCTCGACACCGCCGACGACGATCCTGGTGGTTGGCTCACTGGCGGCGACAGCTACGAGGTCCCGGCCGGGGCCGGCGGCCTGTACCTCTACGTCATGCGCGTGCAGACCAACGGCGGCAGCGGCAGCAACTACACGAAGGTCGTATTCAAGGTGAACAGCATCGACGTCGTGAAGTTCCGAATCGACCACGACACGCTGCCGAATAACGATCAGCGCGTCGGCGTGATCGAGCTCGCCGCGGGAGACTCGCTGACGATATATGCGGCCAAGAACGGCGGCGGCAACCCCGACGTGTTCATTCAGCAGTTCGACTTCATCATCATGGGCACGAGCATCGGCGCCTGAGCGGCGACTCGATCACGTGTCGGTACCCTTCACCATCCGGGGATCGCGGCCTGCTAAAGGCCAGCGATCTCCGTCTCGCGTCTCTGACGTACAGGGTACCGACACGCTCACGGTCGAGGCTTATCGGCAGGCTCTGCGGATCCGTTTCCGGGCCGCGTTCCTCGCTGGATTAGGCCTCCGCGGGCCAAGGCTCCGAGAGCTCGCATCAGCTCAGTCGTCGATTCCTCCTGCTGATGACGAGACAGGCGCAGCTCGGAGCTGAGTGCGCGGAGCTCGTCGAGCATCTCGCCCATGCGTTCCTCGAGCGTCGGCGGCTGCGGATCGCGACCCTCCCACACGTCCATCAGCTCGACCAGGCGCACGCCGACCGTGTCGCCGACCTTCTTCAGCTCGGCCGGCCGCGGCGTCGTCCGCTCGGCGTACCAGTTCATCAGCGTGTCGTAGCTGACGCCGGCCTTCAGCGCGAGCTGGCGGTCGCTGGTGATCCCGGCCCGTTCCCGCGCGACATGGATCGCGGCCTTCAGGGCCGCGCCCGGGCGCTGTCGTTCTTCCTCCACCATGCTGCCATAAACGGTATTGACACTCGACACCAAAGGCGATAGGGTCCGGCTCATGGATCGAGGGCAATCTGTTCTACACGGAGCGGCTCAGCTCCACGACGGGCCGGCCTGGCGTGCGGAGCTCGAGCGGCAGGAGCGATCGCTCGCCTGGCTCGCCAAGAAGACGGGGAAATCGGCGTCAGCCGTAAGCCGGTACGCAAACGGGACCCTCTCAACACCCCCGGCGTGGCTCGATGACGTCGAGCGCGTCCTCGGCGTGAGGTCCGCAGGGTGAACGCTCAGGCGGTGGCCGTCAACGGTGCTGATTCGTTGCTGAGGTCGAAACTCACCTTATCGGAAGCACCCGACGTCGCTCAGCACCTGGATGGAAGTCTGGCTCCCGAGCTCGCGCCCGCCGAGGCGGCCGTACGTGACGAGCGCGACCCGTTCATCTGGACCGAGACCGAGCTGCGCCTCGCCTGGGGCGATCGATGATACCGCGTACCCTCGGCGTGTCGGCCAACGCATCGCGCTTCGAAGGCTGGACGGTCCCGCTCGGCTACCTACCCGACACGCTCGGCCGCTGCCGGGCTGAGGCCTGCCGCGCGGTCGTCCTGTGGGCACGCACGCCAGCGGGCCGCACGATGCCCCTCGATCGCGACGGCACGTCACACTTCGCGACCTGCCCCGACGCGGCGCGCTTCCGGCGCCGCCGGACGGCGTGACCCGTGCGACGACCTGGCACGGCAGGCGTGGTCCCGTGATCCTCGGTCCGACCGAGCACCGCGTCGCGCGCTGGCTGGCCGATCGCACGCGCAACGGCCGGATCACGCTGCGCATGGTCGACGTCGCCACGGCGAACCGCCTCGAGCGCTCCGAGGCCTACCGGGTCACCGCCCGGCTGCGCATCCTCGGCCTGTTCGGAATCGAGAACGACCGGGCTGGCACCCATGGCGGCCGGCGCTTCTGGCGGACGGCGATCGCGCACGACGGCGCGGCGCTAGATGAGACGCGGCACCGCGAGGCATGGGCTCGCGTCGTCGCATGGGCCCGGGCGAAGGCGTTCCGGCTGGCCGCCCGGCTCGGGCCCCAACATCTACGGTCGCCCGGCTCATGGGCTGTCGGTCGGCCTACGGCCCCAGCGCGCGAGATTCCCCCCTCTCCCGCTGGGGCCGGCATCCTGGGCCGCCTGATCGCCGGCGGCCTGTCGCCAGGGCTCGCGGCCGAATTCGCCGAGGCGCGCCGTGCTCGACGTTGACGTCATGTCCGAGGACGAGCTGCTCGTCGGCATCACCGACGCGCTGACGCTGGCCGGCTGGACGTGGATGCACATCATCCGCAGCGACGGCGTGACGATGGGCCACTCCGGCTGGTTCGACATCGTCGCAGCGAAGGACGGCCGGATTCTGCTGTGGGAGCTGAAAGGGCCGAACGGCCAGCTGTCGCACGAACAGCTGCGCTGGCAGCTCGCGGCGACCGGGCGCGAGGCTGACTGCCGCGTCATCCGGCCCCAGCGACTACGACCGGGCGCTCGACGTGATCGTGCGCGGCACCGATCCGCGCAAGGCCTGGGCGTCGTGATCCGCGAGCTCGCGAAGGCGGCCATCGGCGGCGTCGCGCTCGCAATCGGCCTGTGGGCGTGGATGGTGCTCATCATCGTCCTGGTGCCGGGACCGAAATGACCATCCGCCGGGGAGGACTCGCTCGGGGCGGCCGTCGTGTCGGGCTCACTGTCCGGCTGCTCCGAGCGCGGGACGGCGACGGTTGCGGCCGCTGCGGGGACCTGATCGACTTCGACCAGGACGGCAACCAGCCTGCCGGCCCGACGATCGGCCACGTCGTGCCCGCGGCGCGCGGCGGATCCGACGCGATGTTGAACCTGCGCCTGGAACATTCCCGCTGCAACAAGCGCGCCGGAGCTCGCCCTGAGCAACCCCGCGCGCTGATCGCCGCGCCACCCAGACGCGAGTGGATCCCGAAGGCGCTCGACCACTCGGCCCGATGACGTTCGCGCCGCCGACGCTGCGCAGGCTCGGCAACTACTGGACCGACCAGGGCGGCGTCAACCTGGGCATCGTCGGCGATGCCTACCACACCGCCGGCTACCACCTGGGCAAAGACCGCATCTACGCGCCGTCGGGGCTTGGCGGCGCCGACTACAGCGTGCAGCTCGAGCGCGACAAGAACGGTCTGAGCGACGCGGCGGCGGCGATCGATCTCGGCCGCCTGCGCGGCTCGCTCGAGCAGCTCTACACGTTCAGCGCCTGGCTGGTGGAGCAATGCCAGGCGAAGGCGCCGGGCACGCGCGATGTGCGCGAGGTCATCTACTCGCCCGACGGCAGCAAGGTGCAGCGCTACAGCGGCGTCGACGGGCAGATTCACACCGGGCCCGGCAATGGCGACGCGGGGCACCTGGGCCACACCCACATCAGCTACTACCGGGACAGCGAGTCGCGCGACAAGGTCGGTGTATTCGAACCGTACTTCGAGGACGACATGGCAGCGCAACAGGCCAGGATCACTGCACACGTGACCAAGCTGATCGACATTCCAAAGGGCGCCGACCTGCTCGACCTGGACGGGGTCACCAAGGTCGGCGACAACGCATTCGATCGGTTGATGATCCGCTCACCGTACGGGCGAGGATCCGAGGACCGCAACGGCGAGCGCTGGGCCCGCCGTGAGTTCGCAATCGACCTCGATGGATCCGGTCCCGACACGGCACGCACCGTGCTTGTCTGGATTCCGGTGTCATCGGTGCACGACGAGATCCCGCCTCAGCCGGCACCGACGCACCGCTACGTCATCACCGTCGACGCTGCAGAGCTCACCGTGACCGAGGACGGGGTACCAGTCGAGTGATCGAGCTGTGCATCGGCATCCTGATCGGGACGCTGCTCGGCGCCGGGATCGTCGGCGTCATCATCGGCAGCCCCCGTGCTGATGCCGAGCTCGAGGCATACAGGCCCGGGCTCGAGCTCGGACGTCGCGATGCACTCGACGAGCGCGGCGCGTGAGCTCGCCCGTTTTTTTGGACGAACCGGCGGCAGC